TAAAAGGGGCTAAACGTCATTGTTGATCCATTACAAGATATGGCAGAACCATATTGTTGTCTAGACGGTGCTCCATTATTTTGAAATTGCACAGCCTGATTGGTAACATTTCCTGTTGCTGCTGCCACAGGGTTGGACGTGTTATTGGTGTCTCCTTCCGCATATACTGGTGTTATTGTGAGAATACAGAAAGCGAGGTAGTAGTAGAGTTTATTGTAAAGTTTCTTGTGGTATCCCATTGTTCAACTAATCCAGCGGATCTTGATGTGGTTTCTAGTGTCCAAGGTAAAGTGGTATCTGTTACAGAAAATGTAGTACCAGTGCCAGTTATATCAGCTGAAGGTGTTACATTTGTACCGTTCCAAGTTTTTACTTCTGCACCAAAAATTTGTTTTTGCTCTACTTCGGTTACGGTTTGAGTTGTGGTGGTTGTCGCGTTCATACTTCCTGTTGTAAACTGAGGAGTTACAACATTAGCATATGCACCTGCAGGTAACAGTAGCATAGCAATAAATAATTTTTTCATTGTTTTGGTTTTTCTTCTTTAACCTTTTTACTATTTCCCGTGGACAAGCCAAAAGTGGCCAATGCCCCCGTAAAAATCGAGGCTACGAACGTGATGTCTGATGATGCTCCCAAAGGTTTTCTGACCATAGGTAGCTCAACATAATTAAGAGTAATAATAAAACCAGACCAAACAACAACTCCTAAACGCACTAATGCACCTAGTATTTGCATCTGTTCATCATGGTCGTCTACATTCTCTTTTATCTTTTTTAGGAAACTTTTTGGTTGTCCTTTAATAATTTTTTCTTCTTCCATTTATCAACTTTACCTTGTATAAACTTTTGTAGTTTTTTCTTTATAGTGTCAAAAAAAGGTTGAGCAAACGTAGTTACTGCTACGGCAGATACCGCTGCATAACTTGCAGCCACTACTACTTCTGTGGTAGGCAGTGGTACATTTATGTCAACCATTGGTATATTGATGCTCGGTGCTGGTTGTTCTGTAGTTTCTTTAGTAACTGGTTGTGTACCCTCTGGTTCTCTAAGATCACTAGGGGGTACTACCAAAGGTACATAACTAGGAACGTCAGCAGTAGGTAAAGGTATAGATATTGTTTGTATTTTTTCTACGGTAGGGATGTAGATGCTTGGTATTTTTTCCATGCCTCTTTTATTTCATCCGTCCAAGCTGCATTACATATAGCACTAACCTCTGCTGGTTCACTGCTTATGTCTGAGTCTGGATGTAAAACGTATCTTTCAAAAGATCTTGTTAGTTCTTTGCCATCTTTTTTAATGACTGTTGCTTTTCTTACCTGTACATTTTTGTACTGTGTAACGACTTCTATTTTGTCGTATTCGATTGATTCAGATAATGCCATATAATTAATTAAAGTTAAGTGTTAGTTAAGTAAGTACCAGAAGCTATTATTCTACTATTTGCATTTAAATCGGTACTTGACATATTAAGTCTATTTACAGCTTGATTATTTTTATAAAGAAAAAGTCTATCATTATTAACATCTTTTAAAATACCCGAGACGTTAATACCACTATTAATATTTTCATAATAAGCAATAGAACCACCTGAGTACTGTGGTACACCATTTCCAGTAAATGGTAAGCCTGTAACAGTAAGTAAACCTGATCCAGAACTTGTAACTGCATTTAATCTTAACTCAAATTCATAATGCACTACATTACCTATTTTTGTATATTTTCCAACTCGATTAGCGTAACCAAAACTTCCAGCAGTAGTATACCCTTCAAAAGTAGGTGTCCACGTACCTTCTTCATAGTCTCCAAGAGCATTACTAGCACTGGTATCATTATTAAATAAGATTCCAGTTGCACTAGTGCTGACTATTTTTGTACCATTGTGATATAACTCTACTCCAGCATCTCTAAAAATAGCAATACCATTTTGATTCTGCTTTGCTCTAATATACATAGCATTAGAAGCACTTGTAGCATAGTTATTTTGAATGTAGAAATCACCTGTATAGTTTTCAATTACACTGTTATTTCCATCATGCTTGAATTGTAAATCCATACTATCACCAGCATAGATTACATTTACCCAACTAGGAGCTACATGATCTCCAGCTCCTAAGTTTCCTACTGCAACTACACCGTTAGTATGAGTATACGCTTTAAGAGAACCTGCATGATATAAGTTTACAGCTCCTGTACCTGTAGCAGAGTTTAATTCTAAAGGAGCCCCAGAACTTGCTTCACTTACAGCAATATTACCTTTTAACGTACCATTATGTTTAAAATCAATAAATGATAATTGATTGCCAGAAGCACTGCCTGTTCCACTGTCTAAAACAATATGTGCATTACCAGAAGTAGCGTTAGTTATACCACCACTCATAGTAATAGGCCCTGTAGATACTATGTGTTGACTTCCAAAGTTTGGAGAAATTTTAGTACCATCTATTGCTGCGTTTGAAGCTACTTTTGCATTGTTAATAGCATTATTTGCAATAGTCAAAGTTGTAGACCCAGTTACATCACCTGTATGTGTAGCATTAGTTACTTTATTTGTGTTAAGTGTTATAGCTGAATTAAGAGCAGTTGATAACTTAGCAGAGTCAACAGCACCTCCAGCTATCTCACTTGTCCCTACTGCATTTGCAGGTATTTTACCTGACGTAATGGCATTATCATCGACACCATCTGTTGATATTTTTGTTAATGCCACTTAACCTCCGTAAATTGTTTTACCTTTAACAATAGCTGCATCTATATCAGTAAAATTTTCGGTAGTCCAAATAGATGTAGTATCATCTTCTGTTTTATATGCTTTTATAGTTTCAAGATGTTCTACATTACGTTTAATACGATTTTTCCAATCATCTACTGTCTCATAGCTATACTTTGAAGTTTCAGTGTTAATTACAGTAACGCTATCACCAGCACTTTTAAAAATTTGTGCTATCTCTTCAGATGTTCTTTGTTTCATTTATTTGCCCTCCAAGGCTGTTACTTTTGCTGATAATTCTTGTACTGCTTTAACTAATGGCATAACAAACATTTCGTATGAAATACCTTGTTCACCGTCATCTAGTTCATGCCAACCATTAAAGTCAGTAATATTATGTTTGTCTAATGCTGCTTTGACTTCTTGTGCTATAAAACCATACATTTTTTCTTTATGCACTGGTTCTGTTTCTGAAGCATCATAACTTGTAAATGTTTCAGGTCTTTCTGAAGGTGCTTTCCATTTATAAGTAACTGTTCTTAGATCGTTAATAAAATCTAAACCGCAGTCAGTGTTAGTTAAAATATCTTTTTTTAACCTTACATCTGAACTACGTGTCCATGCATTATTAGCATTATATTGGTTATAAACTCTTCCTTGAGCATCAGTACCCAAAGTTACATAGTAATCACCAACAGCTGTACAACCATTACCAAGGACAAATTGACGATAAGCGTTAGTACCATTAGTAACAGTACCTGCTCCAATTAAAGTATTGTCATTACCTGTAGTTACAGTATTACAGGAATTTAAACCAACTCCAACGTTGTTAATACCGCTAGTTAATTGAAAACCAGAGTTTAAGCCAACCATTGCATTACCACTTCCAGTATTAATGCCAAAACCAGCTTGCATACCAAGGCAAGTATTAGAAGCACCTGTAGTAATATATCTTCCCGATACTCTACCCATACAAGTGTTGTTTGATCCTGTAGTAATAGCATAACCAGCACCTTCACCCACAGCAGCATTACCAGCACCAGAAGTGCAGTCACGCATAGCACCCACACCAACCGCAGTATTTACAAAACCCGTAGTGTTAAGACGCATAGCACTTTCACCAACGGCAGTGTTACTGTAACCGCTAGTGTTTGCACCTAACGCTTCATGACCTACAGCAGTCATACCGTTTACACCAGCACTTAAATTGTCTAAAGAATAGTTTCCAACAGCAACATTATAAGCTCCTGTCGTGCTGTGATGTAACGCATGAAATCCTATGGCTATATTGTTATGTCCCGTGGTGTTATAATATAAACTATTTTTTCCAAAGGCATTATTATTTGTTGCCCCCGTAGTTCCAAATAAAGCACCGCCACCAAAAGCACAGTTTTCACTACCAGTTGTAAGTGTGTATAAAGCAGCGTCACCAAAAGCATTGTTATGATTTCCTGTAGTTGCATTATGGAGAGCATTAACTCCAAAACTATTATTATAAGATCCTGTAGTTAGTTTATGTAAAGCATTTACTCCATGTGCATTATTTGCAGTTCCTGTTGTATTAAAACGTAATGCTGCTACACCAAATGCTGAATTGTAAAATGCAGTACTATTTAAAAGCAAAGCATCAACTCCAACAGCCGTATTGGAACTTCCTGTAGTATTGTTATTTAGTGTACTATTACCTATAGCTACGTTAGAGGTGCCTGTGGTGTTAGTAGTCATAGCACCATAAGCCATTGCGGTGTTGTTTGATCCTGTAGTGTTATTTGCCAAGGCATATCTACCAACAGCAGTTAAGGCACCTCCAGTCGTATTATCTTCTAAAGCTGCAACTCCAACAGCTGTATTATCAGCTGCAATATTAGCACCTAAAGCAGAAGCACCAACAGCTACGTTTGCATTGGCTGTGACGTTTGCATCTAATGCATGATAACCAATGGCAGTATTGTATGAACCTTGGTTATTAGCACCCATAGAATTTTCTCCTACCGAGGTGTTAAAACTACCACTTACGTTTGTATCTAAAACAAAAGCACCTACTGCTACATTACCTATTCCATTTGTGTTATTTGTAAGTGCATTAAATCCTACAGCAGTTTGAGCACTGCTAGTATTATTGTTTGCTAGAGTACCATGACCAAGAGCCGTATTAGAATTTCCGCTTGTGTTTGTTGTTAAGGAGTTATAACCTAAAGCAACATTATTTCCACCAGTTACAGCAGCATCTAAAGCCAATTCTCCAACAGCAGTGTTACCAGCAACAGAGTTTGCTCCTTTACCTACACTTACAGAATTTATTGTAAAATTTTCATTATTAACTAATTTAGCTGATGTTACATTCTGATCTGCAATCTTAATTGTTGTTATATTCTGATCTGCAATCTTAGCTGTTGTTACGGCATTAGCAGCAATCGTTAAAGCGTTAGATCCTGTAACATCTCCTGTGTGAGTAGCGTTAGTTAATTTAGCTGTGTTAGCTGCTATTTCTGTATTTATAGAGTTAGCAAGTTTAGCTGCGGTAACAGCATCATCAGCTATACCTGAAGTACCTACAGTGCTCCAAGAAGCAGCTGAACTAGCTCCAGCACTTGTTAATACTTGACCTGATGTACCATAATTAGCACCACCAAGACCAATTTGACCATCTTCGTTGATTCTAAACTTTTCGTTACCATCTAGGTTGACAACAGCACGTGATGTAGAGTTGTCATCAAATACGTCTACATTAGAGTTACCTTCTGTAATCCTATCACTAGCTACTGTAGCTGATTGTTCTATAATAAATATGCTAGAACCGTTAGTAGGTGCTGTAGCAAATTTAAGTGTAGATCCAGATATACAGTAACCTTCTGCACTACCAGATATAGTTGTACCAGCGTTTGGTTTTTGTACAACACCATTAACACTAACAATTAAGTTTTGTGCACTTGCTGGAGTAACTGACATGCTAAAATCAGTACGTGTCCCATCAACACTTTCTGATATGGTAACAATATTATTAGGTGCAGCAGTGCCTCCACCGCCTCCACCGCCAGATACAGTATCCCATGAAAGAGTACCAAGTCCGTCAGTTTTTAAGAATTGCCCATTATCACCGTCATTGACTGGTAATGTAAGTGTGTAACTTGCTCCTGCACTGTGAGGTGGTGATTTTATTTTTACACCGTGACTGTTGGCTGAACAGTTAAGTTGTAATGTACCATCGTTACCTCCAGCACCTTTTACTTCTACAACACCTGTACCGTTAGGTGTTACTTTAATATTACCGTTTGTTGTACTTGTAGTTATTTCACTACTTTGAACATCTAAGTCACCACCAAGTTGTGGTGATGTATCTGCAACAACATCAAAACTAACAGAGTTACCTGATGCTGATGTAACACGTCCTTGTGCGTCTACAGTAATTGTTGGTATAGATGTAGAGTTACCATAGGTACCAGCTGTTACAGAGGTATTAGCTAGTTGATCTGCTCCAACAGCATCGTTTGCTATCTCGCTAGAACCAACAGAGTCTTGTGCAAGGTGTGCACTTGTTAAATTATCACTAGCTAGTAATGATTTAATTTCAGTTGATGTTTGGTCTGCTGTAGCATTTGATTCTATATTATTTAATTTTGTATGGTCAGCATCTGTAAAAACATTAGAGTCTGTAGCTGATTCTACAAGTGATCTTATTTCAGCAGCAGTCTGGTCAGCAGTTGCACTTGCTTCAATACCATTTAATTTATTATGGTCTGCATCCGTAAACACGTTGCTATCAGTAGCACTTTCAACAAGTGCTCTTATTTCTGCTGCTGTTTGATCTGCTGTAGCTCCAGACTCTATACCAGCTAATTTAGTTTTTATACTTGTATCTGCAGGGCCATCAAAAAGTTTACCCTCTAAATCAAATGCTTTGTTTCTACCATCTTGAGCTGTAAA